ATGCTCACGGAAAAGCAGATCCGCGCCCTCAAGCCGCGAGAAAAGGAGTACTCGGTTTCAGACGGCCGCACTGCTCGGGGCGAGGGTGTCCTGGTGCTCCGGGTGCGCCCCAATGGCTCCAAGGAGTTCTATTACCAGCGTCGAATCGGCGAGCAGAAGAGCAAGCGCAAGCTGGGTAACTGGCCGGCATTGACACTGACGGATGCGCGCGATCGCTGCCGGGACGAAAAGGAACTAGTGGCGGCCGCTGGCACCTTTCAGGAGCTGTTGGATTCGTACCTGGCGAAGCTGGAAGGGGAGGGGGCGGCCTCGGCTGGCAATGTGGCCTGGTCGTTTCGGCATTATGTCTGCGAGCCGTTCCCGGGACTGGTGAAGCGGCCGGCGTCGCTGATCGGTCCTGCGGACATTCGGGACATCATCAGCCGCATGATCGATAACGGCGTCACCACCTACTGCAATCGAGTGCGATCACAGCTGCACGCAGCGTTCCAGGCGGGACTTGAGCAGGAATACAACCCGCGTAGCTATCTGCAGGTGAAGGTGCGCTTTGGCCTGCAGAGCAATCCGGTGGCCAGCATCCCAGTGCAAGAGGATTGGGAGCAGCCTGGAGACCGGGCGTTGTCGAAGGTCGAACTCCGGACGCTCTGGCAGCTGCTGCCGGAGAAGTTGTCTCTTACCACCGCCGAGCTGCTTCGCTTCCTCATCGCCGCCGGCGGTCAGCGGCCGGAGCAGCTGCTCGCGTCTGATCGGTCGATGTACCACGACGACCACCTGGTGATTCGCAGCGCGAAGGGTCGGGTCCAAGGGGAGCGGCAGCTGCACGTGGTGCCGTTCAACGAGCCGATGCGGCAGGTGCTGCACACGATGGCAGAGATCGATGAGCAGAGTCCCTATCCGTTCCAAGGCCGGGTTCAGGGCCAGCCGCTCAATGTGCAGTCACTGTCCAGGGCGGTGACGAAGCTCTATCAGCGCCATGAGAAGGCATTCGCCGGGCCGTTCACGCTGCGCGACCTGCGGCGGACCTGCAAGACGCTGATGGCCAGCGCCGGGCTGAGCAAGGAATTAAGGGACCGGATCCAGGGCCACGCCTTCAACGATGTATCTTCGAAGCACTATGACCGATATGACTACTTTGAAGAGAAGCGGGCCGGTCTGCAGGTGTGGGCCGAGTGGCTGGAGCGGAACGTCAGCAAGTAAAAAGGGGCTGCTCACGCAGCCCCGCCTTGCCATCTCATCGGGTCGCTCTGCCATCCGGCAATGGCCGACTCACGCCAACCGACCCGGCCGGGAGTAATGTTGACCGGCGGCGGAAACTGGCTGGCCTTCACCAGTCGCCAGATGGTGGCGCGAGAGAGGGACGTCACCGCGACCACCTCCTCCTCGCGCAGGAATCTATCCAGCTTGCTGGCCATTGATCTCTTCCTCACGTAGGCGCCGGTACTGACGGCGCATCTCTTGAATCAGTTTCTCAGCCGCGGCTGCGCCGCGGTGCTTGGTGATGGTTGCCCGCAATTCTTGGATCCGCTCGGGCGAACTGTAGCCCTTACCGATCCAGGCGCGCGCCTCGGCCTCGAGGAGCTGTTGGACGTCCTCGATCGGCATTACCTGGCCTGCTGATCAGTGGGCTGCTGGTAGGAATGCTCCAGCGATGCCACTCGGCTGGCTTCGGCCTTGGCGCAGTCCAAGCGGAGGGCATGGACGGACAGGGCCTGGATCAGCTGGTGGGCTTCGTGGCGGGCGTCGTGCAGGGCGTGGTGGCGGATGCCCTCGAAGTCGCGCAGCTTGGCGGCGGGGTACAGGTCCAGCAGGGTCCGCAGATCTCGCTCCTCGCGGTGGTGCCAGGGCACCAGGTTGTCGCCGATGCGGTAGGCGTTGCCCAAAATGATGCAGTCGAAACTGGGGCTGTTACCCCAGATCCGCCGTTCCACGTCGGCGAGATAGCCGTCCTGGTCGGCTTTAGGCGTCGATTGCTGCAGCAGCCAGGCGGAGAAGAGCACCAGCGCGGCCCGGATGTCGTCCCGGTCGCGGCTGCCGTCGATCTCGGCCCGGGCCTCGGGCGACTGCTGCCACCACCATTCGATGGTTTCGCTGTCAGGCACGGCGCCGCGGGCGATGGCGGATTCCAGGTCGACGCGGCTGTAGAACTCGCCGGCGATCGCCGCGGTGGCGGTGGCGGTGCCGGCACCGGTCACGGCAACGGCGCCGATGGACAGGATCGGGGCGTTGTTGCCCTGGCCGAGGGTCTCCAGGTCGATGACGATGTCGATGCGGTGCTTCATGCGCTTGCTCCGGTGTGCTGCTGGGCCGGCTTGGCCAGGGTGGTTTCGATGACCTCGGCGTCCTCGGCGGTCAGGGCGCCGAGGGTGTTGGCCATGCTGGCCAGGGCGAGGAGGTGGATGCGATCGCCGCTGGAGCGGCTGACCTGGTAGCGGATGACCGCCTCGCCCAGCAGGGCGGTGGCCTGGCAGCGTTGCACCAGGGCCGGGTGGAGCGTGATAGGCTGAGCGTTGCTACTGCGCTGGTTTACGTTAGGCATGATGTTTCTCCAGTGGTGGTGGTCGGCCTGGGCGAGTTGGCGCTCCCCAGGCCTCTTTGTTTCCGGCGTCCCGTCAGCGGATCCGGACCTTCTCCCCTCGATCACGAACAGTTGGGCGCTCCTGGCCCTCAAGCTGCCTCCCGGTTGTAGTCGCGGCGGGCTGCGTCGTAATGGCTGGGCAGGATCTCCTCAGCACCCTCGATCCAGCCGGCGCTGGGCTTGCCGGCGGCGACGTTGGCCAGGTGCTTGCCTTGGTCGATGGCGAAACCCAAGCAGAAGTAGGCCGCGCCGTGCTGGGTGAAGAACAGGCCGCCACAGAGCAGCAGGTTGCCGGTGTTCACGCCCAGGCGATCCCAGAACCCATGCACGTCGAGCGACGCTGGACAGTGCTCCTGCCACAGCTGGACCAGACGCTGGTGCTCGACCTGGAGGGCTTCGCGCTCCGCCTTGGGCATGCCCTTGGCCGTCTTCGGCTTGACGCGCAGGCGGCGGAAGCCCCACTGATCAGGTCGGCACCAGTGGACGTCCAGCTCCTGGCCTCCCTTGAACTTAATGCCGCCGGGCATGACGTCGGTCGTGGAGCGCAGCAGGGCGACCTCACCGCCGAAGGCCTCGCCCAGATGATCAGCAGCGAGCCGCAGGGCTTGGCGCTGGTTGAAGCAGTCCTGGACGATGGCGACGACTGCAGGGTCTGTGGAGCGGTAGTGGTATTGCTGCATGGTGTCTCTCCTTGGGGTGGGCGGATCAGGGCTTGAAGTGCCAGCACTTCACGTTGGGTTCTTTCTTCTCGCTCAGGGGGTTGCGCAGCATTTCGCGGGTGCGAATCGCGCTGGACGTGGAAACGTTGATGCCTAGGAGCTTGTGCCGGCGGCAATCGGGCAGCATGCGGCGCAGGGTGTTGAGGTCCGGGATCTTCTGCTTGAACTCAGCGGCCTTCTCTGCGAACTGGTTGAGGTTGATGGCGATCAGCTCGTCGGGCTTCTTGGCGTGGTTGACCATGGCGTGATCGCCGCGCGATTCCAGGTAGTCGTACACGGCCCAGAATTCGTCCAGCTCGGCCGGATCGGCGCTGATCGCGTTCTGGCGCTCCATGGCCATCTGCAGCAGCTGCTGATCACAGGCAGCCAGCTGGGTCTCGCTCAGCGGCAGGATCAGGGCCAGGCAGTCCACCAGGGCCAGGATCATGGCGTGGTTTTTCACCACCCGGGCCGAGCGCAGGGCGCTCATCTTGCGCAGCCGCTGGCGGTGGTGCGGATAGCGCTCGGCGAATAGGGCCATGACCTGGGGCTCGGCCTTGATGGCCTTGACCAGGAAGTGGCTCAGCTCCTCGATCTCCATAAGGTTGATGGCGTCCGCGGCCGCGCTGCTGGCCTCGGTGATCTTGGGCTTGGTGAAGTGCAGCTTCACGATTCGCGAGAGGATGGCTTCGTGGCCCGTCACTGGCGCGTTTTGGCTGATGACGATGGTCCCGCGGAAGGGCGGCTCATAGGTTTCGTTGGTGTTGTTCTTGACGCCGCGGGTGCGCAGCAGACCGCCGCCGAAGAAGTCCTTCAGCTCGTCCCAGTCGAAGCTCTTGGTGTTGGCGGCATCGCTGTTGCGGTCGCCCTCGAGGAGCACGACCGGCATGCCGGCAACCTGGCCCATTGCGCGGCTGCGGCCGGAGGCCGAGCCCTTGGTAGGGTCGAAACCTTCGTAGTTGCGGCCGAACAGCTTCCAGATGAAGACCAGCAGGGTGGATTTGCCGGCGTCAGGCTCGCCGGTCACTTCCAGGAAGGGAAAGCTCTCGTACTGGCCGCGGATCTGCTCGGCGAAGAGGGAGCCGAACCAGTAGGTGAGGGTGATCAGGCCCTTGGCACCGAAGCATAGCCAGAGCTTGGGCAACCAGTCTTCGCGGTAGCCGGTGCTATCGGGCTGCGCCTTGATCTTCAAGAGCGACGGGGACTTCACCCGGCGCTTGCCCAGCTCGAAGTAGTCCTCACTGTTGGCCTTGACCACGTTGCCGTTGTGGCAGGCGATGTCGTTGAAGATGTAGGCCTGGTGGTCCTTGCTGTAGCCCATGAAGTCGATGGTCTCGACGGTCTTGACGCCCTCGGTTTGGGTGATGACGATCTGGTCCAGGTGCTTCTGGGTGCCGAGCCAGGTGGCGCCGGCGTGCAAAAGCTTGGCCTTGAATTCACCGCTCGAGGCCATCTGCTTGGGCGTGAAGGCCAGCTTCTCGGCCGGGCCATCGTGGGGCGGGTTGACGCGGAGGTAGTACCAGGCCTCACCGGTGGATTCGCTGATCTGCTTGTAGAGGGTTTCGAAGTTGCAGTTGGCCAGCAGCTTGAGCGAGCAGACGTTCTCCAGGGCGCGGCGGCGGGCGCTGTTCTCGTTGAGCATCCGGTCCTCGGGCTCGTCGCTGTCCAGGATGGCGCGCTGCTCTTCGTCCAGCTTGCTGAGGTCGAACTTGGCCCAGTACATGCGGTTACCGAAGTCGAAGTAGAACTCGCTGCTCGCTTCCTCGAAGCCATAGATCCGCAGCGCCTTCTCCTTGGGGGAATCGGCCAGCATCAGGGTGCCCTGGTGGTGGGCGATCTCCAGGTCGCGCTCGATGCGGTCATTGCGCTTGTCCTCTTTCTCGAACATCCAGCGCTGGTGCAGATCGTTCCAGTCGACCTTGCGGCCACCTGGTTGCGGGATCTGAGCGGCTTCCTGGTTGCGATAGCCAAGGTCCTTGGCCAGGCGTACCCACTTGCGGATGTTGTCCCGGGCGGTCGGCTCGTTATCCAGGGCCCAGACCAGTTTCGGCAGCTTGGGGCCGCGGGTACGGGCCAGCTCCTTGAGGGCTTCCTCGGGGAAGGGTGCGCTCGACATCATGGAGACGGCGTGGATGCCGTGATGCAGCAGGGCGATGGCGTCGAAGATCCCCTCGACGATCCACAGCTCCTGGACCTGCAGCAGGTCGACGGTCGGCGGCACCCAGAGCTTGCCTTTGTAGCTCCAGGCCGGCTTGAAGCGGGCCTTCTTGCTGCCGAAGCGGTTCGGGCGATCGATCAGCCGTTCCCAGTAGCCGCCGGCGGGCATTTCAAAGCGCACGGTGGCCGAGCCGATGCCGAGGTCGCGGTCCCAGTAGTTCTCCTGGGTGTACCAGCCTTTGATCAGGCCCAGATCGAAGCCGCGGGCGAACTGGAGGTAGCCATCGGCACTGGCAGCCGGGGCGTCGTTGGTGGGCTTGAAGCGCTCGGACCAGTCCTCGAACAGGTCGCTATAGAGCTCCTTGACGTGCCAGGTCTGGCCACACTTCGCCTCGCGGCCGCACTTCACCACCCAGGGATTGGCGTGGCTGGTGAAGAGCTCGGTCTTGTGGCACGCCGGGCAGGTGCCCTTGCGCATGTAGTCCGTGCCGTTGATGTGCCGCAGGCCGAGGTCAGCCTCAAGGCGCTGCAGCACGTCGGCGCGGAGCTGGTGATCCATTTGGTACATGCTCAGAACTCCGCCGCGCGGCCGGTACCGAGGTCGCGCACCAGGCGCAGGTCACCGCCCTCATGGCGTTCGGCGTCGGTGGCCAGGATGTTCAAGGCGCGGGCGAGCTCACGCAGCTCGGCGGGGGTCCAGAAGTCTTCCTTGCCCAGGGCGCCGTCATTGGAAACGACCAGGGGCTGGCCGGCGTTGCGGTGAAGGGTGACATCGAGCTGGCGGCGCATCAGTTGGCCTCCTGGGTGGCGAGCTGAGCGCGGATCAAGCGGGCGGTCTGGTCGGCGGCGAGCTGGGAGGGGAAGCGGCGGAGGATGGCGGCGCGGCGGTTGGTGACGTCCTCGATACGCACGTAGCGGGGCTCACCCCAGTGCTGCTGGACGGTGTAGTCGGCTCGGCCTTGAAGCCAGCGGGCGAAGACTTCGGCAGCTTCGGCCGGCAGCTCGAGGTGGACGTTGAGGGTGTTCGGCATGATGTTTCTCGCTGCAAAAAGGCGCAGTTCACCCATACCCACGCAAGGCGGGCATGGATCAGGTATTCAGGGGCTTAGCGGGAGGTGTTCTGTCGCGTGCCGGGGTCTTCGTCGATCAAGGCGTCGAAGATCTCCACGACCGGAATGCAGTAGCGCAGGCCAGTGGCCGGATTGACCAGGACGACGACGTCGCCGGTGCTGGCATCGATGTCGAGGAAGCGGTGGCCCTTGAGGGCTTCGAGTAGATCACTGGCGCGGGCGACCAGGCGCTCGGCGGTGTGCTGGGGCACGCCCATCAGTTGCAGGTGCGCGGCGGCGGCATCCTGCAGGGCCTGGCTGCGGCCGAGGTGCTTGGCTTCGTGGTTGCGCAGGTAGGCCAGGGCAGCGGCCTGCATGGTGTCGAGGTAGTCGGCGGGGTGGTTGGTGGTGGTCACGATGCGATGTCCTCTCTGACGTGCTGCTGGTCTTCTTCGTGCTCTTCCTGGAGCAGATTGAGCTGCTCTTCACGGACGACCAGGTTGTTCTCGTATACCTTCTGCGCCATGGCAGTCAGGTGGCTGTTGCTTGGGGGCAACTCGCATGCCGGCGCATTCGGCAATCCACTCGGGCTGGCCAGGTGAGTCAGCTCGGTGTGGGCATAAAACGACGCGCTGCAGGGCGCGAAGTGACACTGGAAAACCTGTTGCCGCAGGAAAACGTGGGCAAACCAGCTGGTCCGGCAGACCAGGGGCGCACCACAGAAGCAGCACCAGAATTGCCCCTTCTTCTGTTTCTTGAACAAAGACATCTATCTTCCCTGCCGCCTTTGGCGGCTCCGGCCTGGCCGGTTTCTGGCGCTCCGCGCCGACTTCGGGCCCGCTGTCCTGGCAGGCTTTCAGGGGTTCGCCGTTCGGCTAGTGTTTTCGGCCAGACGATCGGGCCGCGTGCAGCGTGATCACCGCCCAGACCTCTTCCTCGCGTGCCGCCATGTGCCGGCGATGCGCGCTGAGGATCTGCTCGACCTCCTTCTCATCGATTACGCCGTCCTCCAGCGCCTGGCCGATGATCTGGTCCACCAGGCCACGTTTGACGGCGGTCTTCACCGAGCGGGCGTAGAGGTCCAGGTTGTCCAGGTCGCCGATCTCGGCCTGGCGCACGAAAAAGCCGCCGTACTGAGAGGCCAGGTAGTCCACCAGGTGGGTGGTGCCGGTCTCCTGCTCGAGCAGCAGGATCTGGGCATCACTCAACGGGCGGCAGCCGGCGGTTTCGTAGGCGTGGTTATCGAACTTCTTGAGCGGCAGGCCGAGGCGGGCTGCGGCGCACTCGCGGCCGCCGGGGTAAGCACAGATCACGGCGCTGATGACCTGGCGGCGGGTTTCTAGGGCGGGGCGTTTCATCTTCCAGTATCTCCCTGGGCCGGATGGCCCTATCGTTCCGCCACAGGTGAGGTCTCGCCGTCCTTGATGCCGAGCAATACGGCAGCACGGTGCGACTCGCCTCGCAGGCACTTTTTCTGGCCATTGAGCACCGCGTATACCGTGCTCGGGGTCAGTCCGTTCTGTTGCGCCCATTCCTTGGCGCTCAACCCGAGACGCTTTAGGCGGTCGCGTGCAGCGTCACAAGCTTGCTCAGTTGGGTATCCGTTCGGCATAGTTCGGCTTCGTGTGATTACGTGTGGTTTCGTGTGAATTCGCCGCTAGTGTTTCCCTATATACGGGGAGTGTCAAGAGTCTAATGGACGATATGTTGGGAATTGGGTCTCGGCTGCGGGAGGAGCGACTCCGCCTCGGTCCCAACCAGACGGATTTTGGCGCTTCCCTAGAGGTTGGGAAAAACACCCAGTACGCCTACGAAAAAGGGGAAAGAACGCCTGATGCGCTCTATCTTCTGAAGGCAAAACGTCTCGGCATCGACATCTGGTACGTGATGACTGGCGATCGAATGCCCGCCCTTGAAGCCGCACTGTCGGATGACGAGCGAGAGCTCGTTACCTATTTCCGGGGAATGTCCGAAATCAGCAAAGACGCCGCGCGCCGCATGGCCTTCGCCCTGGCGGCAGCAGACGGCGCACTGGATTCCGGCAAGGCGTAGGCCCTGTCGGCCCCGGCCATGGGGGCCGGGAAGCATGGATTCCACAAGGAGTAGTTCCATGACCTATCACCATCGCTCGCTCGCGAGTTGCCTCTCTACCTCCTTTTCAGGAGGTGTCGCATGGCGCTGACGTCCTGTAAGACCTGTAGCCACCAGGTGGCGCCGACGGCCAAGGTTTGCCCTGGTTGTGGGGTCAAGAATCCAGGTATCCGTCTGAAGCACTACTTCTACGGCTTGGCGTTTATCACGGTCGCGGGTTGGTTTTTCATCAAGGTTCTGGGTGCGCCGTCCACTGCACATGGCGAGAAGATCACGGCAGAAGAGTACGGCCAGGAATGGCCATTTACCGTGCCTGCCGTGCTGCTGGACTGCGAGCCACCGGCTTATACCGTGGTGCGCGTTGGCGACACCACGTACGCCGTCAATGGATCAGCACGGTCCAAGGCAGCGAAGATGGGCTGGCGTGATTTGACCGAGATCTGGCGCGACGATCCGAAATCGGTTGGCACTGGCACAACCTGGAAAGTCCCGCCACCTGCGGAGATGATCCAGCGAGCGCTTGCCCGCTGTCCCAAGTCCTGATCTGCAAGCCCGGCCTCTACGCCGGGCTTTTCGTATTAAGTAACCCTTAAGGGTTGGCGACCTACGTCACAAAATGTACTGTATACAAATACAGTAATGTGAGGGTCATGCAACCATGGAGCAGGTGAGTTACACCCAGGCTGAGCCGCGACAACGTCGAGAAGACGCTATGCGCCTGGTGGAGGTCGAGCGAGAGATGCTCGATGCCTTCCGTCACCTTTCCAGCGCCGACCAAGGGCGCATCCTGCTTCTGACGCGCAGCCTGCGGTGGGCTGCCGGTCCCTTACCTCCTCGCTAGTAGACACCACTCGTCGCTTCGTCTGTTGACCTCTCTCTGAAGCCAGCACCTATACTGTTTAAACGTACAGTATCAAGGTGCCACCATGGACGCTTTCAAGACACGGGGTCGCAGACTCGCGCAGCTCGCGCTCTCCCAGGCGCGGCTGAAGATCACCGGCTTCCAGAGTCCGGCCGAGGATCACGCACAGCTGCCACTTTCGATTGATGAGGCGATCGGCTGGGGCGCACCCAACCTCTGGCTCTGGTTAGTGAACAGCGAGGCCCTTGCGGGGCTGAGCATCCACCAGGGGGATGTCCTGGTCGTGGACCGTGCTGGCGATGTCGAGCCCGGGCGCGCGGTAATCGTGGTGGCCGACTGTGAGCACCGGCTCTGCACAGTGCTGACCACCCAGGAGCGGCAGCAGCTGCTAGCGACGATAGGGCGTGATGGCCACCCGCGACCTCTCGACCTGATCGGCGAAGTGGAGCTCTGGGGCGTGGTGGACTTCCTGATGCGAGACCTGCGGCCATGAGCGTCTACGCGTTGATCGACTGCAACTCCTTCTACTGCAGCTGCGAGCGGCTGTTCCGGCCAGAGCTGAACGGCCGTCCGGTGGTGGTGCTGTCGAACAACGACGGATGCGTGATCGCCCGGAGCCGGGAGGCGAAGGCCCTCGGCATCGGCATGGGCGTGCCGTACTTCCAGAATCGAGCCTTCCTGCGGCAGCACAACGTGGCCGTCTTCAGCTCCAACTACGAGCTCTATGCCGACGTCTCGAATCGGGTGATGCGGACCATCCAGGGCATGGTGCCGGACCTGGAGGTGTACTCCATCGACGAATGCTGGGCGGATCTCACTGGTATGCCGGGCGACCTCGACGCGCTCGGCCGGGAGATCCAGGCGCGGGTCCGGCGCTGGGTCGGCATCCCGGTTGGCGTGGGGATCTCGACGACCAAGACGCTGGCCAAGCTCGCGCAATGGGCCGGGAAGACCTGGCGCGCTACCGGTGGGGTAGTGGACCTCACCGATTCGCTGCGGCAGGGACGCTTGCTGCCGCTGGCGCCGGCAGGCGATGTGTGGGGCGTGGGCCGCAAGCTGACCACTCGCCTGCAGGGGCTCGGCATCACCACGGCCGAGGACCTGGCCCGGGCGGATCTATCGATGCTGCGCAAGGAGTTCTCCCGCGTCCTGGAGCGGACGGCACGGGAGCTGCGCGGCGAACAGTGGATGCGCCTGCACGAGGCGCCGCCGCTGAAGAAGGAGATCATCAGCTCGCGGATGTTCGGTCACCGGGTGTACCGCCTGGAAGCGCTGCGCGAGGCCATGGCCACCTACGTGACCCGGGCGGCCGAGAAGCTGCGGGAGCAGGGGTCGCTGTGCTCCACGCTACTGGTGAGCGTGCAGACCGGCCAGCACGAACCCGAGGAGCGCCGCTATTACCGTAGCCTGGGCATCCAGCTAGCTCACCCAACCGACGACACCCGCATCCTGGTGCAGGTCGCCCTGGCTGGCCTGGACCCCATCTATCGCGAGGGCTATGCCTACTCGAAGTGCGCCGTGGTGCTGGGCAGCATCGTGCAGACGGACGAGTTCACGCCGGATCTCTTCGCCCCGGCCGGGCAGGGGCGCCCGAGCGAGCTGATGCAGGTGGTGGACCGGATCAATGCGCGGTACGGGCGGGCGGCGCTGCACGTGGGGCGGGTGCCCGCCGATCCGGGGTGGCAGATGCGGCGGGAACTGCTGTCGCGGGGGTATACGACGCGGTGGGGGGAGTTGCCGCGGGCAGGGTGATTAACCTAGACGCTAGGTTCGATCTTTTTAAGGGCGTCTGACTTGTCTATGCCCGCAGACTCTACGGTAGTAGCATCCTTTTGATCTGTCGCCTGTCCTGAATCGACGTTCTTGTCGTCCGCATTGGGAGCAAGCTTGATACTAAAGTTGCCGAGGCTGTTAGCTAGGTATGCTTTAAGCATCTCAAGCTTAACCTCAACCCTAGTCCTGAACTTCTCATCAGCTGAAATGTTTGTAGCTTCAGCTGTAGAGAATACTGTCTCCTTGGCCAAGATGAGGAGCTTTGCAAGAGTAAGTCTTTCTTCGTTGATGGATAGTATTCTTCTGAACATAAATCTCGCAAGCGCCAATGAGGCTAGCAATGTTCCGCTCATTACCGCAGCAAATGGTAATCTCAAGATGAAAGATGCAAATACCCCTTGGGCATCCTCAAATGGGTGTACGAGAAGGTCTTTAGCTCCGGTGTAAAGCAATGACAATGCGATAATGGCGATAGCTAACGATGCTGCGAGATAGATTCCGTAAATGCGAGATTGGCTTTTGCCTTCGCGAACGTAATCTTTGTACTCGTCTGATATGAGGTTTCTATCATTTATTATGGCTGAGAGCTCTCGTTGTCGATCCGCAATCTCGATATTCAGGACTTGGGTTTTTTTATCGAGTTGTTCGATGTTATTGTTCTTTTGAATTTCTGTCTCGGCAATCCCTTTAAGGCTATCTCGCTGAAGCTTAATGTTATTGCTCAACTCAAAGCTCTGCTCCACCAGTTCGCTGATTTTATTCTGCTTCTCTTCGAGTTCAGCTGTGGCAACAGTAAGGAGGTTGGTGTCGCGCTCTATGTTCTCTTTCAGCTCAGAGTATTTAGAAGACAGAGTCTCAATTTCTGTCGACGCCTTCGCAAGTTCCCTCTCAACTTGAAAAGCGGCATCAAAAAATCGGGCAATTGTAGTCCTTTGCTTTTCAATGCTTTCGAAGTCAAGGCCGAAAACTTCAATTTTTGTGGCTTTTGGTCTTATGCCTATGCCCGAGTACTTGATTTCAAATTGACTTGAGAAACTTTCCGGGAAGAATACTACTCGATCTCCATGGCCCTGTCGTGTACCTGGTGAATCTATCAACTCCCCCTTCTGATTCATAATCGAGACCTTTAAGGACTCAGTTTTTTTGTCAGGATTTTCGAAGTAAATAGAGATTGATCGTATAAATAAACTTCTATCAGATCTGAATATTCGCCCTGCCTTGTCTAGTTTTATAAATTTTGTAGGCGTATTTTTTAGAAGCAAAGAATTATACGTTGCGCTTGATTTAAAGAATCGATTGATAAGCGAAGATTGGAAAGACGTCTCTTTTAATGTGGTTGCCAAGTTGGAGATGTCAAAAGAAAACATTTTCTATCCTTGAGGTTTTCTATAAGGTTGATTCAGTGGCGCCGATTACTTTTTTCACCGAAGGCAGCCGTTATATAGGAGTCGGTCTAAGATCAGAAATCTTTAGCAAGACGAGCCAATTTATCAATGTTGGCTGATACTGGCGCCAGCTCTCATAGTGATGATGTCACCAACCTGCGCCATTCCCGCTCCACCGCGCGCTTCGCCGTCGCCTTGGTCGCGTACAGGTGCCTTAGTCGCCGCGGCTTGCTCTGGTCGCCCTCGGTGAGCGTGTGCTCCTTGCCGGTCTTGGGATCGCGGTAGTAGGCGATGATGCCGGTGTAATCGCCCTGGATCTCGTCGACCAGGTCGGCGACCAGGTCCTCCGGCAGCTTGGCTTCCAGCTCCAGGCGCGTGGTGTAGCCGCCGTCCGCGGTGAGGCTGTGCTGCACGTTCCCCCCGTACCAGATGATGGCGTCGATTTCGGCCTTCACGCCCTGCAGGGTGTAGGTGAGCTCGGGCATGAGCTCGGGCCTGCCCAGGGCGAGCTGGTAGGTGAGGGTGGCGGTACCGCGCTGCAGACGGTTCCACTCGGCTCGGGCGGCGCGCAGCGCGGAGAGCTGGTCGGTGTAGGTGTGGCGCAGGTCCTTCACGTTCTCGCCGCCACCGGCGATGGCCTCCTTCTTCTTGGCGCTGTTGACGTCGTAGTAGAAGGCGCGCACGGCGTCGTAGCTCTCGCGGTCGGCCTGCAGGTAGCTGTGCTGATCGCCGTCCTGGCGGGTGAGGGTGACGTGGCCCAGGTCGGCGCCGCTGACCGCCTTGCCACCGCCGGCTGGGAGGAACAGCAGCCGGCCCGCTTTCACGGTGGCCACCGCGTCATAGTCCTCGCCCAGGCGGGTCAGCAGGTTGGCGTCCGATTCTCCGGTCTGATCCAGCTGCAGGACCTGCTGCGCCTCGAGGTCGGGCGCGATGAGCGGGGTGAGGCCCTGGCGCGCGGCCAGAATGCGCAGCACGGCGCCCAGGGTGGTGGCGCTGTAGCTCTGGTCGCGTTTGGTCTTGAGGCCCTTGCGCAGGTCGGCGCTGCGGGCGCGGATGCTGAGCACGTCGGGGGCGCCGCTGTGCTCGGTCTCGTCGACGATGTAGCTGCCCTTGTCGATCAGGCCGGTGGTGGACCAGCCCAGCCAGAGGCGGATCTTGGCGCCCCGGGGCGGGATGGCCAGCAGGCCGTCGTGGTCGGACAGCACCAGGCTCAACTGGTCGGCCTCGAGGCCGCGGTTGTCCGTCAGATCCAGGCTGATCAGCCGCGGCGCGATGAGGGCGCTGATGTCCTTGCCGTCGACCAGGATCTGGTAGCGCGCTTGGGCATAGGTAGCGCCCTGCACCAGGTCGCGGCCGAGGGTGCGGAGCTGGCCGGTGGCGGTGTCGAGCAGCTCCTGGATCACAGCAGCTTCCTCAGCAGGGTGCCCATGCCGGCCATGCCGGCGCCGAGCAGCTCCCGGCCGGTGTCGTCGTCGACGCGCTTGAGGGCGATGCTGAACTCGATGCGGCGCGGGATGCCGTCCTGGAAGAACAGCGTCTTGGTCTCGGTGATGCTCTCGATGACCCAGAGGCCATAGATCCGCCCGCTGCCCTCGATCAGCGGCCAGGCGCCGCCGGTACCGGCCATGTAGCGCAGCACGTCCAGGCTGCTGGGCGTGCCGGCGAGCTCCGGGGCGAGCCAGCCGGGCAGGGTGATGCTGTCGTCACCCTTGCCCAGGAACTGGCGCGCCGGCGCCGCGCCCACGCGCGAGCTGCTGGCGTGGCGGTAGTCGGTCTGCCGTTGCAACTCCTGGTAGGCGAGGGTGTAGAGGCTGAAGATGAAGTTGCCGAGGGCCATCATCATGGTGATCAGCTCCTGTCCTTGAGGCTGCTGCGGCCGCGGGCGGCTTTCTCGGACTCAATCCTGGCCATGATGCCTCGGATCTGCCGTTCCAGCGCTTGGGGATCCTGGCCGGGTGCTGCAGCAATGTGGAAATGATAGGTATCCCCGCCAGCTGGAGCGGCAGGCGTTGCGGCTGACATCGCGGGTCGGTCGTCGAAGGTGATGCCGTTGGCCAGCGCGGGTGTAGCGGCCGTACCGACGCCCAAGGCGACCGCGCCGGCGCTGGCGATGCGCTTGGCGGTGTCGGCGATCTGGGCCAGCGGACTGCCTTCCCCCTTACCCAGGCCGATGGCCAGGCCCTGCATGGTGAACTCGCCCAGGGAAGCGAAGACGCGGGACGGCGAGTGGATGTCCAGCTTCTCCTTGAAGAAGTTGATCGCGCTCTCGCCGGCGCCCATGACCGCGTTCTTCACCGCGCCCAGGCCGCTGGTGATGCCGTTGACCAGGCCCTGCATCATCATGCCGCCGAGGTCGGTGAATTTGGCCGGGAGTTCGACGCCGAAGTAGTTCATCACTGCCGCGAAGGCGCGGTAGAAGAGGCCGATCGGCGAGAAGTCCAGGATCAGCTTGGCGATCCCGGTAATACCACCACTGGCGCCCAGCTTCATCTCCTCCCAGATCCCCTTGAACCACGGCGCAACGGTGCTCCAGTTGGCGTAGAGCAAGGTGCCGGCAGTGACCAAACCGAAGATGATCGCGGCAATGGGGTTGGCCATCACCGCGGCGCTGAGCAGTCGGAAGCCTGCGGCCACCAGGGGCAGGGCGCCTTTGCCGAGGTTGAACAGCAGGCCGATCAGGCTCGGCAGGCGGATGCCGACCTGGGCGAGCATGAAGCGCAGCGCCAGGAAGGGACCCAGCACGCCAGCCAGCCCCAGGGCAACGGTACCGAAGGCGATCGATACGGCAGACAGCACCGCGGCTACCTTGACCAGGTTGCCGGCGAGAGTGGGATTGGCCTCGGCCCAGGCGCCCGTGGCGGAGGCAGCATCGGTCAGCCAGGTGATGATCTCCTTGAGCTGGGGTGCGACTGACGCCCCGAACTGAGCTTGAGCGTTGGTGAAGCTACCTGTCGCGGCATCCCAGAGGTTGGTCACGGTCTTGAGCTGCTCGTTGACGCGCATCTGCAGGTCCGCCTGGGCCTTCATCTTGCCCTGGACTTCCTGGTAGCCGGCCAGACCCTTGGACATCATGGTATTGAGCGCGGTTAGGGTCTCAGAGTCGTCGCCGAAGACCTGTTTCAGCACGCCCAGGCGGGTCTCGGTGTTGAGCCCCTTGAGCTTGTCCAGTTGGGCGTAGAGCTTCTCCATGCCGCCGAATTCGCCCTTGCCGTCGGTGAAGTCGAGCCTGATGCCCTTGTCCTTGAGGCCCTTGTTGGCCTTGCCGACCTTGTCCGTATCCATGCCCATCTGGAAGATCTTGCGCAAGGCGTTGCCGGCGGCGCCGCCCTCCATGCCGGTCTGGTCGAGCTGGATCAGCAGGGGGGCGAGGGCGTTGGCCGCCTCGAGGCCTTCCTTCTTGATGATGTCCAGCGCCGGGCTGATCTTGCTGAAGCCCTCGAGCATGTTGTTCGAGTCCACGCCCAGGTAGAAGCCGCGCTGGATGGTGTCCATCAGCCCCATAAGGTCCTTCTCGCTGGTGCGGGTGGCGTCCTGCATCTTGGCGGCGAACTCCGCGGCCTCGGTGACCGGCATCTTGAGCTGGACGCCCAGGTAGGCGGCAGCCTCGCCCATGCCGCCGAGGATGGTCTTTGCCGACATCCCCTGGCGCACCAGCATGGTCATCATTTCCTGGAATTCAGCGGTGGTACCGGGCAGGCGATCGCCCAGGCGCGTGGCCAGGTCGGAGATCTGCTTGAAGGATTCAGGGACCGAGCCGTCGCTCAGCATCAGTGAGGCGCGCAGCTGGGTGGCGGCGTCCTCGGCCGGGGCGAAGGCCTTGATCATGCCCAGTACCGGGCCGCCGATCGCGGCGCCGGTGGCCGCCGAGCTGGCTCCAGCCATGGCGGCATTGCCGGCGAACTCCTGGCCGCGCTTGAGCTTGCCGCGTGCGTTGGCCAGCTTCTCCTGGGTGCGATTGAGGCGCTCGAGCTTGTTCTTCTGGGTGTCGATCGCGGCATTGGCGCTGGTGATCTGCGCCTGCAGGCGCGCCTGGGCGCCGCCGAGGTCGCGGGTATCCACGCCACTGGCGCGCATGATCGGCAGCAGGCGCTGCAGCTCGGTGCGCTGGGCGGTGTGCTTGGCCTGCAGCTTGTCGACAGCGGCGGCCGCGTTGGCGAAGGTCTTCTGGAAAGCGGCGGACGGAGCGTCCATGGCCCTGAGCTGCTCGCGGTAGGCACGCAGCTTCTCCTGGCCCTTGGCCAGGGCCTCGGCGCTCTGGCGCACGGCCTCGCGCTGGCGCTGGTAGCCGCTGATGTCTTGCTGCTGCTGGTTGAGTTCCTTCACGCGATCGCGCGCCTCTTTCAAGGCGCGGGCGGTGGCGGAGCTGCCCCCGGCGATCCGTTTAAGCGGGGCCGTGACCTTATCCAGGGCGGACAGGAGGACGCGGATCTGCAGGTCATTGGCCATCGGGGGCGACTCGTTTGCGGGCGCGTTCGCGCCAGTCCATCAATTCAGCGAGGCCCAGCGCATCGAGCTGGGCCGGTTGCCAGTGGAAGGTGATGGCGAGGTCCGCCATCGCATCCTCTACATGGCGGGGTAGAGCGCCGCCTTGTCGGACTTCTTCAGCAAAAAACCAGCGATCTTCCCGCCTACGTCGACCAGGTCGGCCGGATCCATGTTGCGCAGCTCGGCCTCGGTGAGGGTGGGCTGGCTGATGCGCGGGGTCACGCGGACGATGGCGTTGACGTCCAGCTGCAGCAGATCGGACAGGGTGATGCCGCGCAGCTCGCCGGCGTTGGGCTTGCGTAGGGTGATCTGCTCGATGGTGGTTTCGCCTCGGATGATCGGCTGGTCCAGGACGACGACGTTCTCGGGGGTGGTGGTGCTCATGGTGGTACTCCAGGTAATAGGCTAGGACTGGCCCGCCTGAGCGGGCCGGGAAAAGGTGAGGGATCAGATGCCGAGGGCGGCGCGCTGCTTGGCCAGGCGATCCTCGCCGCCGACGTTCTCGACGAAGGCCAGGAGGTCAATCTCGATGACGGTTTGGCCGTCCACGGTCAGCTTGTAGTAGCTGCAGGTGGTGGTGATCTTGTGCTCGGTGTCTTCACCGGGTGTGGCTTCGCCCATGTCGATGGTTTCGTGGCGGCCGCGGACGACGATCTCCACCGCGCTGACGTCGCCGGTGTCGTCCTGCTGGTAGGCGCCGGCGAAGCGCAGGGGCACGGCTGCGGCGCCCACGGCGCCGAATTGCTTTAGGGCGACGAGATCCAGGCCGCCGAGGGTCCATTCCAGCTGGATGCCGTCGTCGGAGAAGCCGAGGTCGGCCTTGACCGGGCCATTCATGCCGGCGCCGCGGAAGGCTTCCATCTTGCGGCCCAGGGGCGGCAGGGTGCAGCCCTTGGCGATACCGAGGTAGCTGTTGCCGTCGTTGAAGAGGTTGAGGTTCTTGAGTTTGCGAGGCATGGCCATGGGGCAGCTCTCCAGAGGGCGCCCCAGGGGGCGCCGAGTGATCAGGATCAGGCGTTTACGCGGGTCGCGAAGTCAGCCAGGAAGCGGTCGGTGATGCGCTGGCGCAGGGTCAGGTCTTCCAGCGGCGGGACGGGGGTGTAGTCGTAGTCCAGGAAGAGCTTGCCGGCCTTGAGCGATTCCTTCTCGTTGGCGTCAGCGTCGTACCAGCACTCGCCACCGAGCAGGTAGCCCTGGCGGGTCAGCTCGCGGAACTTGGCGTTGATGCCCTCGACCAGGTCGCGCACCAGGCTCGGGTGCATCGGCTTGTCCACGGCCCAGAAGTGGGCCTCGGCCATGGTGTCGGCCAGCACCTGGGCGGTACGGGTGTAGTTCTCGAAGGCGAACAGCGGATCCTCGCTGCAGGTGCGAGAGCCCCAGAAGCGATAGCCGTCGTGGTTGATCAGCGTGGTTACCTCATTGCTGTTGAGGTAGTCGCTGTCGGTGGCGGTGTCCTGCAGGTCCCAGAAGACATCCTTGCTGATGCCAGTCACGCCCTCGACGGTGGCGTTGGACAGGGTCTTGTGCCAGCCGATGTCGCGGTCCAGCTGCGCACGCAGGCCCAGGGCCCGAGCGGTGGCGTTGACCGTGATGGTCTTGTTCTCGGTGGTGGACCAGGCGAGGAATTCCGGCCAGTGCAGCATGAGCTCGCGGGCGCCGAACTGGTTGCGGTAGGCGACCGCCTCTTCCTTGGTGGCGCAGCCGTTGCAGTTGGCGTAGACGAAGCCCCGTAGCTGTTTGGCAATGGCGATCATGGCGGTGGTGACGGGCTGGGTGTCCAGGCCGGGCACGCCCAGGATACGGGGCACCACGCCGAGCTGCGCCTTGGCGGCGAGTAGTGCCTTCATGCCGGTGTATTTGCCCGCGGTGACGCCGCCGATGATGTTCGAGGTGGTCTCGGCCGCGGTGGCGCCTTCGGCCACGCGGACTACGACGGTCATGGGCTTGGCCTGGTCGGCGATCGCCTGCAGGGAGGCCGCGAGCGTGCCCTTGCTGCCGGCCTTGCCGACCGCGCCCTGGACAGTGGTCAGCAGGACCGGGGTGTTGAGTGGGAAGGCGGTGGCATCGGCATCGCTGCCGGTGCAGACCATGCCAATGATGGCGGTAGAAACGGTGGAGATGGACCGCGTGCCCTGATTGATCTCTTGGACTCGCGTGCCGTGATGGTAGTCAGCCATGGGGGGTAAGCCTGCGCAGGTGGGTAGGTGACGCTGCACAGGCTGGCGGATCCGCGCGCGCGGGTCGCGGGGTGGGATGTGTAGGGGGGGCCGCTACATAAGCGGGCTCAGGTTCGAGGCCCAACGTACCGCCTCAGCCAGTTGCCCAGGGCTGTAGCGCTGCGGCTGCTCCAGGTCCAGGACGTGGGCGCAGAACTCCGAGCAGAACCACCGCGACCGGCTCTGGATGCCGGCCGGCAGGATCTGACTGCCGAGGATGCCGAGCCAGTCGTAACCGGCGCCGGCATCCTGCTCGAGCAGCTGCTCGACGTGAGCGGCCTGGATCCAGGGCAGGGGCAGGAAGTCCCACGCCGCTGGATCCTGAGCGATCACCTTGGCCCGCACACCGCCGTCCCGGGGCGAGCTGGTGACAAAGCGACCGTCCGGCAGCACCAGCTCGCAATGCGAGTAGGGGCTGCGGGTCCAGGCGCGGATGAGACGGTCGTAGGTGTCGCCCGGCGCCTTGTACAGGGCCAGGCGGATCACTGCGGTGCCGTCCAGGTGATGGCCTCGACCTCGGCCAGGGTCTTGGCCTTGGCCAGCTGCTCTTCGAGCTGGATCTTCTGGGCGATGCAGGCATTGATGGCGTCCTTGCCATCGGTGCCCACGCGCTGGATCTGGGCAGCGGTGTGCGGGCGGTAGGCCCAGGTGCCGGCGGCGTCCTGGCACCAGAAGGGGGTGGTCCAGTCCGTAGCCAGGCCCGGTAGCAGGGACGCCAGCACCGACGCCTGCAGATTGCTTTGGTCCGTTGCCTTGGCTGGGTACTGATAGACCTTCCCCAGTGCCGCAGAAGCAAAGCCACTGGCGATCTCGGTTGCACAAGCCGCTTCGAGCTCGGCTACCTTGAACGTCTGCGCTTCCGACAGGGACATCAAGGGGGCAGGCTTGTTGCCCTGGGCAGTCCAGGCCAAATAGCGCTGATAGTCACTGTTGCGCTCATCGGCAGGAATGAAGGCGCTGTCTGCGAGGCGGATGATCCCGCCCTCGGCCATTCGATAGGTGTTCATCAGTTGAGCTCCGCGTCAGCGATATAGTCGCAGGTCCAGACCTGCTGACCGGTGGTGGAACAAAGGGCGCGGGGCCGGAAACCCGCCGCGTTCGACGCAGCGACTGCGGGAGCACCGGAATTGGCGCCGCTGCTGGCGTTGATCAATGTGATGGTGGGAGCTGCGCGCTTGCGTACCGTCCAGGGATGCCAATAGCTCCCATAGTTGGGATTGGCGCCGTAGGACTCATAAGCGCAGTTGCCAACTTCGAAGTAGGACTGACACAGCACAGCTTCCAGGGCCAGGTGCCGGAATTCGAACGGGGTAGCCAGAGGGCCATCCTCGAGCTGGCAGCCCCAGATCCCGATTCCGACGCCGTTTGCCGCATTGGTGACGGCAAAAGCTACGCGTAGACCATTGGCCGTGCCGTCATTGGGCACGTCAGCGGTTATGGAAAACGCCTGGGCTCCTGGGCCAATGGCGCAGACCTTCGAGGCGATGGTGGTCCACCCGCCGGCTACGGTTGCCTGATTAGCGATCGCTGATTTCTGGATGTATGCAGTGATGGTCTGAGCTACGCCGGAATTGGCCTGAAAGGAAAACGTGGCTCTTTTTCCCGCGAAAGGCACGGCCAGAAAGTCTTCCAATGCCTGGGCAATACTCAGTTGATTGGCGGCAGCGGTCGGGGTGATCAGCAGGTAAAACTTGCCATAGGGAGCGGAGGCAAACCCGCGACCAACGGTAATGCTCGTAAGGCTCTCAACACGCCAGCGGTCGGCGCAGTAGCCCGCACCGGCGAAGTTGATCCCACGTTGCCAAAGGTCGAAGTTGCCGTTGATGAGCTTGTTGCGGAACGCCCACTGGCCAGCGACGCCGGCGGCCAGCGCTTCCACCGCCTCGGCCGAGCCGGCCGATACCGCCCAGAGGCCTTCGGCGGGCACGGCCACCAGTAGTAGAGAGGTCAGGGGGAGCAGTTTGACCGCCCGGGATAAGACGTCGGCGCCAGCGGGCGTCAGTGCCACCACGGCGGCGGCCGATACGTTCTTGAGCAAGAGCGTGGCGCCCTGGGGGACATCGGCGGTGGCAGGCAGCACGATGCTGCTGGAGGCCGGAAGGCTGATACGGATCGCCTTGCCGACGTCGGCCGCCGCCAAGGTGGTACCGGCCGCAGTCACGACCTTGACCGTGGACAGCTCCAGGCCGCGCAGCTTGGCGAACTCGGTAGTGGCTAGGCGTTTGGAGTTGTCGAAGCGATCCGTCGTAGGAGCGGTAGGGCTGTCGGTGAATACCGGCGACCTGAGCGGCGCGTAGCCGCTGGTGATGTCGGCGAAGGTCAGCGCGGTATTGCCCAAGGTCATGGGCGCGTCAGTGACCAGCTTCCAGATCGTGTCGGCCTGGACGGTGCCCTGCTCGACGTAGACGGTCAGGCCCGGGGTGACCTCGCTGCTAGCGTCGGCATCTAGGGCACGGTTCCAAGCGCCGGCCGCGACCAGGTAGAGCCCATTCTGGCCCGCGGTGTCCTGGTTCTTGACCAGGATGCGATCGCCCACGGCCAGGGCGACTCCGTCGACGGTGGGCGTGCCGGTCAGGGTCAGGTTCGCCGTGGTGGCCACGCGCACCGACTGCTTGTTGTCCAGGCGGTTGACGGCCACGGTGATGGCGTCGTCGACGTACTGCCGGGTGGCCAGCACCACGCTGGGATCGATCTTGAGCTCCACCGCGCTCGCGCTGCTGACGATGAGCACCATGCGCAGCACCTGGGTGCGGCCGGAGCCCTCGGCCAGCTGCGGCTTGTAGCTGGGCGGGGTGTTGGCCACGGCGATGAGGTTGCCGTCTGCATCGATGAGGCCCATCTCGCGGATCCAGTTGCCGCCAGTGGCTTCCGGGATCACCAGTTCCGCGATGATCTGGCTGGTGTTGCTCGGATCCACGGCCAGGGTATTGAGGCCGGCGCGGTACCACTCGCCGGCCAGGGCCGTCTGAGTGCGGTTGGGCGTGGGGACCACGCCGCCGCCGTCGCCTACGGCCATCTTGGCGATCTTGAGGGTGGTGTTGAGCGCCGCGGCGTTGGCGAGCTTGGCCTCGCCGATGGCGGTGAGGATGGCGTAGTAGGTCTGGCTCATGGGTAGATGCTCAGGGTGTCGATGCTATGGGTGCCGCCGGCGCCTAGCAGGGCTTGGCCGCTGACGACGATGGCTTCGGGTTGGTAGGCGTAGACGGTGAGGATCTCGCCGCCATAGGCGGCCAGGTGCGGGCCTACAGGGCCGCGGGCCTCGAGGCTGATGGCCAGGCCCAGGAGGTGACGGCTGACCGGCTTTGCGTCGTCGATCAAGAGAGACAGGGCGTCGTACATGGCCTCGGTGATACCGGTGTCCAGGACGCCGATGTCCAGGCGAAAGGTGCCGGGCGTGCCGGTCGGGTTTTCCTGCCACCACTCGCGGACGCGGATCAGATAGCCGAGCGGCTCGACCACCCGGCGCAGGGCGCCGATGGTGCCCTTGTGGGCGTGCACGAAGTAGGCGGACTTGATGACTTGGCGCTTGGTGGCTTCGCTCCAGTTGCTGTCCCAGCGGTCGACCGAGCGGGCCCAGGCCAGATACGGCAGCAGGGCAACTGGGCAGCGATCCGGATCGCCCAGGTCGCGCAGTGGGACCGGCACGTCGCCGATGCTGGCCAAGGCCTCGGCGGCCAGGCGCTCCAAGCGGGTGCTTCTGGGTGGGAGCAGGGCTGTCATGCCTCAACTCCCTACGGTGACGCTGGTAGCGTTGCAGTAGGCCGCCTGGGCTTCGGTGGGGGTGACGTCTTGCCAGCCGACCAGCTCGACCCAGGCGACGCCGGCGACGTGGAGCGCGGCATCGATGCCTGAGCGCGGGATCCGCACGCCCAGGCGCCGGCGCTGGTTGACGTAGGTGGTGAGGTTCGCCTTGGCGGTAGCCAGGATGACCTCGGCCTCGGCGCCGGTGTTGGCCAGGTGCAGGATCGCCGTCACCTGGTAGCGCAGAATCTGCGCCGATTGCACGGTCAGCCGATCACCGACCGGGCGGACGTCTTCGTCGTTGAGGGCCTTGCTGACGATGGCCAGCAGCTCGGCCGAGGCGGTGCCGTCGCCGGTTAGGGCTTGAATGGTGACAGTCACGGCGGCCGGGCTTGGGCTGGTAGCGCTGGCATCGGCCACCAGGCCGCTGGCGTTGCGGGCATGCAGGATGTAGGCATTGCGCGGGCCGGCGACGCTCAGGCCTTCCCAGGCCATCTGCACGCGCTCGCGCAGGGCATCGTCCGTTTCCATCACGGCAGCGGTGGGCGGCACGGCGCTGGGGTTGGCCGGGGTAACGACCAGGCGGGTCAGGTTGACGCCGGCAGCGATCTGCTCGAGGTCGGTCCCGGTGGCTTTTGCCAGCATTGTGGCGAGTGCCGCTTCGTTGACTCGCTGGCGCAGCAGTAGCTCGCGATAGACGTTCTCCTGCAGCAGCTTGGTCAGCGGCTCGGATTCGAGTTTTAGGCGGGCGGCAATGGTGGCCTGCTCGGCGGCCGGATAGAGGCCGATGAGGCGGGCCTTACGGGCCGCGAGCAGGGTCTCGAAGTCGAGCGCCTCGACGACGGCCGGATCCGGCAGCTGGCTGAGATCGATAGGGGTAAAGGTAGTCACCGGGTGCCTCCCAGGGTGAGCGGAGCCCGCAGGCTGACGGCGGTGTTGGTCACGGTGCTGTAGCCCTCGAGGTCGACGAAGGCCTGGCCGGGCTCGTCGCCGAGCTCGAGGGCGATGCGGGTGAGGTTGATGCGCGGCTCCCAGCGCAGCAGGGCGATCACGATCACCGCCTTGGCCTGCAGGGCGAGGGCCCCGTTGAGGGGCTGATCGATGAGGCTGAACAGGTCGCAGCCGTAGTCCCGGCGCATCAGACGGCTGCCGATCGGCGTAGTGAGGATGTCGGCGACCGACTGCTGCAGGTGCTCGAGGTCGGTGACGGTCAGGCCGGTGGATCGGTTCATGCCGTGGGCGCTCCGGTCTTTCCGCTGCCGGTCTGCACGCCGCCGTGGGGGTGCTTGACCAGGCTGATGCCAGCGGCGACCACGTCCTCGCTGACGACGACCTTGCCGGTGACGTTCTGGTTGCCGGTCTGGGTGTAGTCGCCCTGGTGATTGATCGGGCCGATGATGTTGATGCCGCCGGTGCTGGTCAGATCGGTGACGCCGCCCTCGGGCAGGATGGCGCGCAGGCGATGGGCCACGCTGTCGTACTCGACGACGGCGCCGTCCGGGTAGGTGCGGCGGTGCAGGCCGGCGCGATCGCCGTTGGCAGGAATAAGGGCGCTGAACAGGCCGCAGATCGCGACGCCCTGGGTGGTCTGGCCGCTGGGGCTGAGGACTAGGACCTGCTCGCCCACGGTGGGCGGGTCCCAGTCGCGCGTGGTGCCGGCGCGCAGAGTGGTCCAGGGGAGCCAGCCAGTCAGCAGCTCGCCGCTCTGAACCCGAACCCGGGCAGGGCGTTTGTCTGGGAGACTGCCATGGTCAACCTCGGCAACGGTGCCAAGGCGGATCAGGTTCTCGATGAGACGGGAGAGGGCGGCGATGTCAGTCATGCCGCGGAGGATGGAATATTTATACCTGCGATACCTGCTGCGGGCCTTGTAGCAGGTCAATTTACAAAATAGGCTCAGAGCTTTCGTAAGGGACTATGGTGCGTCAGTATGAAATATCGGGAAAGTAATAAAGATAGAGAGCTGAGAAGTTGGTTTTCAAATGACTATACTAAGTCATTTCTCAGGCGCATTGTTTTGGTTGAGGGCAGTCTGCGCGGAGTGAACTCCCTTGATATAAGTTTGAGTTACCCTATAACTGCTTTTGCTGGGGTTAATGGTTCGGGTAAGTCAACGATTTTAGCAATGGCGTGTTGTGCGTATCATGCCTCCTCTGGAGGCTTCAAACTTCCAAAGCGTAGGCGCAGCTATTTCACGTTTTCAGACTTTTTCATTCAGCATGTTGATGAAGTTCCGCCTGAAGGGATCGAAATAAAATATACCGTTGCTTACAATAACTGGAAGCCTAATCCAAATGTTCCCCAGGGTATTGGTTTGGGAGTTCAAGTTCGGAAAAAGAAAAAGGGTGGCAAGTGGAATGATTATGCAATACGAATAAAAAAGTGCGTTGTATTCCTGGGTATCGAGCGGATAGTACCTCATATTGAAAGGAGCCAGTCCCGGTCATATTTACGGGCTTTTGCGGACGTAAAGCCCAAGGGTTGGGAAGGAAAAGTAAAAGATGCAGTTGGATATATATTAGGTAAAAATTACGAAGATTTCAGATACCTTGAATATTCTAAGTACAGTCTACCGGTCGTGAAAGTCGATGGAATAACCTATTCCGGGTTCAATATGGGTGCAGGAGAAAATGCGCTTTTCGAAATTTTTCATGCTATCTATGCTTGTGGTGGAAATTCTCTTTTGGTGATGGATGAAATTGAGCTAGGGCTTCATGCAAAAGCCCAGAAAAGGCTGATGGAAAAGCTTAAAGAAGTTTGCAAGTCCAGCTCTACGCAAATCATCTGCACGACCCATTCTAAAGAAGTTTTCGAATCACTTCCTGACGACGCTCGATTCTATGTGGAAAACATTGCTGGGAAAACAAAGATAACAGCGGGAATATCCTCAGATTTTGCATTTTCGAAAATGGGAGCGAAAAACCAAATTGAACTCTTTGTTTTTGTGGAGGATGAGGTTGCTAAGGCTGTAATTAACTCAATTCTTCCCGCTGCAATTAGATGCAGAGTTCAAGTGAGTGTGATTGGTTCTGCTGCTGCAATAGCTCGTCAGCTTGCAGCTCATTATGCTCGAGGGGATGAGCGATCCATTGTTGCAATATTTGACGGGGATCAAAAGATTAGAGAGCTGGAAAATATTAAGCATGCTAAAAGCATGGCGGAAAACAATGAGCCTGAGTTTGAAGAGTGGCTGAAAAGCTGTATATCCTATCTTCCAGGGGATACTTGGCCAGAAGCAATGATTGTTCAAAAATGCAAGCAAATTCCAGCTGAAATTTCGAAAGTTTTGGCTTTGGAAAGTGCCGATGAGGCTGATGCTTTGCTTGAGGCGGGCTTACAAGCTGGTAAGCACAAGGAGTTTTATGAAGTGGGAGTGGGTGTAGGACTCGACAAGGTGATATGCATGAATAAACTTGTTGACGTATTTGCGTCGAATTTCAATGCGGAGCTAGAGTATTTATTGTTGTTTTTAAAGGATAAATTGGATTGATTCAGGTCTCTAAGTGGGTTAGTACCGTTTCAACCAAATTATCTATTTCTGGGTTTGATAGGCCTAGCAGTTCGCGACGTGCGTAGCGGACTTCGGGCGATCTGATTTCAGCGCGATCCTTCAATCCGTATTGGTGGATCCGCGCGATTCGTGAAACGCGGCCAGCAAACCCAATCACGACCTCCTGCGGCGTCCCCTTTGCCTTAAGGTAGCGGGCCAACCTTAGCTTCTCGAACATCCGCAGCTTGATCCGTCCCTTCTTGCCACGCAGATCCCGCGGTTTGCGCGCCTCGAACGGCGAGCCGTCCGGGTTCACCTGGGCGCGGATCCGCTGCTGCTGACTGTGGCGCAGCTGCTGGGCAGCCTTGCGGGCGAGCTGGGCCCGGCCGCGGCCGTCGAGCTTCTGCAACAGCGGCGAAAGCCAGGTCTCCAGCGCCTCGAGGTCAGCCACGGCTGGGGCCCGGGTGTGGCATTTCCAAGGCCAGCGCATCGCCGGCGGATCCGGATTGCCATTCGGCCAAGAGCTCGTCACCGGCGAAGACCTGCCAGGTGGCCGGCTCCTGGTACTCGGTATACGGGGACTCGGGCACGTGGTTCAGCTGGTAGGTGTCGTCCGGCTGGCGTTTCACGACCACGCGCTCGGTAAGGGGCAGGGTGATCGCCAGATCCACCTTGGAGTTGTCCAGGATGTCGGCCTCGAAGCCGATACCCTGGGCGGACTTGTCTAGGTTGACCAGGAGCTCGGACTGGTTCGTCCGAACCCAGGCCAGCAGCGGCAGCATCACGGCGTCCGGGTGGCCGGCGAAGTCGGTGAGGATGATCTGCAGCTCGTAGCCGTACTCCCAGGACAGGCTGGCTGCGGCGGTGCAGCGCAGCTTGCCCTTGTCGATGAAGACCAGCAGCCGGTCAGGGCTGTGGCGCAGCTCCGGCACGGCAGAGAGCAGGTGAGCACGCAGGCTCTCGGGCTTGTTCATGGGCGGGCCTGCTGGGCGTCATAGACCATATCGACCTGGGCGGCGCAGTCGGCCCAGGCGGCTTCCAGGGCTTCGCTGTCGTCCAGGAGCTCGCCGTTATTGCGCGGGGCGGTCGACGGCAGCTGGCAGCGCGTTACCACTGGACAGCCAATCACGGTAAGCCGTGGCTCCGGTGAGGACGGGCCGCTGGCGCAGCCGGCGAGCAGCAGCAGGCAGAGGCTGGCCAGCCCAAGCCTTGAGGTCGGCGTTTTCAATTTCGAGCTCCTGGATCCGGCGCTTGCGGACATCGATCTCGCGGCGCAGGTCTGTCTGGGTGGTCTGCAGCCGGGCCTGGGCGGCTCGCTGCTCGGTGAGGATGTCGGCGAGGTGGTCGCGCTCGCCGGTCAGCTGGGTGACCCGGTCCTCAGCGGCCTCGCGCTTCTGGTTGGCCTGGTCGATGCGCAGGCCCTGCGCATAGAGGGTCAGGCACAGCACGGCGATCGTCAGGGCCAGGGCGAGCGCGAAGAGCGCCTTCTCCTTCCAGCTGATCATTGGCGGTACCAGCCAGCGCGGTTCATCGCCGCCTGGTCCAGGTGCTCGAGCTCGCCGATCACCACGACAGCCCGCACGCCCGGCTTGGCTATCTGGATGGCTTCGCAGAGGCGCTCGGCCTCCTCGAAGGACGCGCCGGCCGGCAGGATGAAGACCTCCCCATCCTGCGGCTCGAGGCGCTGCACGTCGGTGACGGGTGTCATGCGGCGTCCTTAGCCGGGGCGGCGGCGCTGTAGCGGGCGAAAGCGCGCTCCAGCTTCACATCGTAGAGATTGCGGGCGTAGGCCGGGCCGTTGTAGCCGCGGGCGAAGTCCGCCCACTTGCCGGCCTTGAGGGCCTTGAGCAGCGCGGGCTCCGCCTTGACGAAGCGGACGAAGGCGTCCAGCTGCTCGCTTTCGCTGGCCTGCATGCGGGTGACGAAGTCCTGGACGCTGGCATAACCCAGGTCCTGCCAGTGGTAGCCCATGACCTGGAACAGGCCCCAGCTGCACGACTCCAGCGCGCAGGCCTCGTCGATCTGCCGGGCCGAGGTCAGGCGCTGCCACTCGGCCGCGCCGCCGGCGTAGCCGCCGGACTTCGGATTGATCAGGTTCGGATTGAGGGCTGCCAGACGATCGGCCTCGGCCTGGCCGTGGGCCTTGACCAGGCGCAGGTAGAAGACGTGGCGCTCGAACAGGATCACCACCCGGCCGGTGTCCAGGAAGCCCTCGCCCTTGGACTCGACCTCATTGACCGCCTGAACGGCCGCGACGGGGACGCCCAGGGTCTTGGCGGCGCGCTCGAGGTCGGCAAACCCCAGGTGGAGCGGATCGCGCTTGCCCAGCAGGGCGGCGAAGGTCTTCGGGCCGGCGATGCCATCGGCTACCAGGCCGACCGAGCGCTGGAAGGCTGCGACGGCGTGCTCGGTGCCTTCGTCATAGTCGCCGTCCAGGTCGACGGAGAAGCCAGACGCGGCCAGGGCTTTCTGCAGGTCGCGCACAGCCAGGCCGTGGGCGCCGATGAGCAGGATCTTGGGCTGGTTCATTGCGTTTCTACCTTGCGTTCGACGAAGCGTTTAGCCGCGGCGCGAGTGCCCTCGACGCCCAGCAGTCCGATGATTCCGCCCCAGAAGGGGCCGGTGCTGGCAGGGATGCCCAGCAGGGATAGGCCGTGGCTCGCGGCCAGGGCCAGGGCGCCACAGAGCGGCGCCTCGAGCAGCACGCGGCGCAGGGTGCCGCCGCTGTAGGCGATCCGGAGGCCCGCGATGACGCAGGCGACCATGGCGGCGTAGAGGGCGGGCCAGTTGTGTTCGAGCCAGGTGGCGAACCAGGCCCAGGAGTCAGGACGGTCAGGCATGATGTTTCTCATCTAGTCCCAGAGGCTGACCGGCTGCTGCGCGGCGATGCCGGCAGAGACCTGGGCGGGGGCGTCTGGCAGGGTGATAGGGGTGCCGATCGGCAGGATGGGGCCCAGCTCAGCCAGGCCCGGGTTGGCTTCGAGCGCGGTCTCGGTGACGTCCTGGGTGCGCCCGTAGTGCCGCAGGCAGATCCGGTCCAGGGTGTCGCCTTGCTGGGCGCGCACGACGGTGGCCATCAGATGAGCTCCACGGTGGTCCGGGCCAGGCCCAGGAAGTCGCGGATGGCCCAGCGCTGATCGCGTCGGTAGTCGTCGATGGTGGGGGTCTGCGCCTCGGCGTCCTTGTCGCCCTTGGCGGTGCTGTCGTAGCTGCGGTACCGCTCAACCACCTCGGCCGCCGTGGCAGCATCGATCGCGCTCAGGTACAGGTGAGCGCGCTCGCTGATCCCGTCGATCTGGGTACCAGGTACAGCGGCCAGGGTGGTGTAGCCGCCGGTGACCTGGGCGAAGCGAAAGCCCGCGAGCTCGCGATTGACGCTGATGGCCGCCTTGATCACAGCCGCCTTGAGTTTCTCGGTACTGACGCTGCCGTCGATGCGCAGCCGCGCGCGGACCTGGTCCAGCTCGATTGCTGGCCAGAAGGGATCGGACACAACCTGACCGCTGGCGACGGTGCCGCCTGCAACGAATCCGCTCATGGTGCTGCTCTCGAATGGGTCGCCGGTGGTCGGGGCTTCACGGTCAGGGGCTAGGCCTGGCCGATCCGCCCCGAGCCGGCGGGGTTGCGGGGGACCGCTCGGTTAGCCGCCGCTCTCAACGGGGGCATGTTTCTTGGCCAGGCGCTCGGCCCGTTCCAGGTCTTTCTTGCCGCCGCAGCGGTCGTGCAGACCGATCGCCTTGCGCAGCATCTCGATGGCCGAGACCAACTGGCCGGGGCGACCTGGTCGATCCTCGTCGACGTCGGTCAGCTCGGCCCGGCCGATGGCCAGATAGAGCTTGGCGCGCGCCTCGTCGGGCATGTCGTGCTCATCGGTGAGCACGGCAGTGCGGACCAGGATGTCCAGGTCGAAGGGCTGCCCGGCTTTCTGCGAGGCCAGCGCGCCTTCGGCGACTTCCTCGGCGATCAGGCAGCCGGGGGTGCGTTCGAAGCGATCGGGCATCAGCAGGCCGTGGCGCAGCACGTAAGCGGCGATGTCCAGGGCGCCGGCGAATTCGCCGGCGTCGATGCGCCAGATCATCACGGTGACCAGCACTTCGTCCTGGGCGCCATTGCCGCCCTCGAGCACGCCGCTGACATAGTCCGCGTAGGCGCCGAGCAGCTGTCGCTTGAGCTCGGCCTTGGCCTGGGTGGATTGCACCTGCTTGAGTCGCAGCCGGTCCTGCAGCAGCTGAGCCAGCTGTTGCTCGTACACGGTACGGCCCGCCATGCTGTCGGCCGGCCCGGCGGCCGCGGCGGCGAGTGCCGCTGCAGTTGCCAGGAAGTGCCGTTTCGCGGGAGAGGAGGCCATGGCTTATACGCCCGTCTCGATGTTTTCGATCAAGCAGCCGAAGCCGTAGTCCTCGATCACGTAGGCGTCGTTGCTCGACTCGTAGTTCTCGATGCGGTTTTTCTCCGGCGCCTCCTTGACGAAACGGCGGCGGCCACCGGTTTGGTAGTAGATCGCCAGGTTTTCGAGCGAGGTGATGAGCATGCCCTTGTCCGGGCAGTAGGGGACCTCGACCGGTTGCAGGCCGCCCATGCGCTTCTGAGCCAGGATCAGGTCGGTGGCTAGTTTCTCGCTGGGTGCCTGCTCGCGGTTGACCAGGGGGAAGTACTTGTCGTGGACCAGGTCGCGGCCGAGGATTACCACCAGGCCCGGATCCTTGCGGTACCAGGGGTCGATCAAGTTGCTGACCGCGTCGAAGACCAGGGCATCCAGGTTGTTGTAGTCGGCGTCGGCGGCGGTGCCGATCACGATCTTGCCGGCGGTCTTGCCGGACTTCAGCACGCGCTGGGATGCGTTGTTGCGATACTGCTGCAGCCAGCCGATGTTGACGTCCTGGAGCAGCGGGTTGGTGGCGCGGTTGGTGGTGGCCGCAGCGCTGGTGCCGTTGAAGCCGATCATCAGGCGGTCCAGGGCCTGGCGCTTGACGATGGCATCACGCAGGCGCGCCTGGAAGTCCGGGAACTTGGCCCAGGCGTCCAGTAGCGAGTAGGGGATCGCGGTGTCGAAGTCGGTCTTCTCGCACTTGTAATCCTGCTTGTCGGTGCTGGACACGTCGCGCGGATTCCGGCTCGCCGAGCCGCTGGTATCGGTGCGGCTGGCGATGGTGCCAGAGACGCCCAGGCCGACCTTTTGGCCGAGCAGCTCGTCGACGCCGATAATGTTGATCTTGCTCAGGAAGTCGCTGGACTCCTGGATGCGGGTTTCCAGCTTCTGCTGGACGGTGGGGTCGACAGCGAAGGTGGCGCCCGCCGAGGACACACCGCTCAGGGCAGCGACTTGGGCCAGGTATTGGTTGAACAGGGCACGGGTATCGTTACGCATGGATCTCTCCGGGAAAGTGAACGGCTGATCAGCAGTCGGTCAGGGTCTTGCCATCGCCGCCGGTGACAGGAGGACGTTTGGTCTGGTTGGGGTCTTGGGTCTGGCTGAGCTGCACCTGCAGGGCGGTGAAGTCGGCCTGCAGCTGCGCATGCTTGCCAGCCAGCTCGGCGAAAGCGGTTTCGGCGTTGGTGAAGCGGCTGTCCTGCTCGCGGACGTGCTCGGCCACCGCGGTGACGGCGGCGCCGAACTGGGCGAACTCGCCCTGGGTCTGCGCTTCCTTGCCCTTGAGCAGCTCGGTCACTTTGGCGAAGAGCAGGGCGCCCAGGCTGGGCTTGTCCTCGATCTCGGCGAAGGTCAGGGCGGTCTCTTCGGCCACGGTGAAGAGGTTGTCGGCGTGCTGCTTGCGGTCGGCGTAGGGGTTGCCGGCGGGGTTGGCCGCGGCGAAGGACAGCACGTCGGTACCCAGGCTGGCCGGGCTGTCGGTGATGCCCAGGCCGACCAGGTAGGCGGCGCCGGTGTCGGCGAACTTGGGCGAGATCTCGATCGAGGTGTAGATCTTCTGCTTGGCCTTATTCAGGGCCACCAGGTCGGCGGTGGGCTCGATCTGGGCGAACAGGGCCAGCTTCTTTTGGCCGTTGATCTCGACCTCCTCGGCCTTGACTGCCACCACGTCGCCGTAGGCCTTGAAGGGGCTGTCCGCCACGCTGCTGCGGATGTGCTCCATCCAGATGCGGGCGCCGTAGGTCTTGGGGTTGTAGCTGGCCGCGGCCTGCTCGATCCAGGCGCGCTCGATCTGACGGCCATCGCTGGTGGCGCCTTCGACGGCGACACGGAAGAAAGGAGAGCGGAGTTTGGGGGTCTTGGGGTCGGCCATGCCGGGGATCCTCAGAGGCTTAGCGGGAGTGCTTGGGCGATGAGGGGCATGGTCGGGACGCGCGCGGGTCCCAGCAACGAGGGGGTTTTGTAGGCGCGCGCGGTACACGTTCGCGCGCTATGGAGGAGGGGATCAGGGCGGCAGTCTGGCGGCCATGAAAAGCCTATCCGATTTCTCGCCCCTGCCAAGCCCGGCTGAAACGCCGGCGGCCGCCCCGTCCACTGACCTGCTGATGGACGTGCGCCGCCGCGCCAAGCATCTCTACTGGATGGGCTGGCGGGTGACGGAGATCGCCGAGGCGATCGGCGAGAAGGAAAAGACCGTCCACAGCTGGAAGGCCCGGGACGAATGGGATCGGGCGGACAACGTCGAGCGGATTGGCGGGGCGCTGGAGGCGCGCCTGGTGCAGCTGATCCTCAAGGACGGCAAGACCGGCGGCGACTTCAAGGAGATCGATCTGCTCCATCGTCAGCTGGAGCGCCAGGCGCGGATCCAGCGCTTTCAAGGCGGCGGTACCGAGGCCGAGCTCAATCCCAAACTGGACAACCGCAATGCCGGGCCCAAGAAGAAAGCCGCGCGCAACGAATTTACCGAGGAGCAGATCGAGGCTCTTGAAAGCGCCTTCCGCGACCAGTGCTTCGGGTACCAGCTCGACTGGTACCGAGCAGGCCAGCAACGGACCCGGGCGATCCTCAAGAGCCGGCAGATTGGCGCCACCTACTACTTCGCCCGCGAGGCCTTCCTGGATGCCCTGATCACTGGGCGCAACCAGATCTTCCTGTCAGCCAGCAAGAACCAGGCGCATATCTTCAAAGCTTATATCCAGGCCTTTGCCCGGGAGGTCTGTGGCGTCGATGTGACCGGGGATCCGATCATCCTGGCCAACGGCGCCGAGCTGCATTTCCTGGGTACCAATGCCCGCACCGCCCAGGGCTACCACGGCAACTTCTACTTCGACGAATTCTTCTGGACCTTCCGCTTCGAGGAGCTGAATAAGGTGGCCAGCGGTATGGCCATGCAGAAGCAATACCGCCGGACCTACTTCTCGACGCCGAGCTCGATGGCCCATGAGGCCTATACCTTCTGGACCGGCGAGCGCTTCAACAAGGGCAAGCCGGTCGCCCAGCACCTCAAGCTGGACGTCTCCCATGATGCCCTGCAGCAGGGCCGGCTCTGCGAGGACCGGATCTGGCGGCAGATCGTCACCATCCTGGATGCCGAGGCGCGGGGCTGCGACCTGTTCGACCTGGAGGAGCTCAAGCTCGAATACTCGGCCGAGGCCTTCCAGAACCTGCTGATGTGCCAGTTCGTCGACGACGGCGCGAGCATCTTCCCCTTGGCCATGCTGCAGCCCTGCATGGTGGACAGCTGGGTCGAGTGGGCCGAGGACTACAAGCCATTCGCCGCCCGGCCTATGGGCGATCGCCCGGTCTGGGTCGGCTATGACCCCGCCGAGACCGGCGACACCGCCGGCCTGGTGGTGGTCGCGCCGCCGGCGGTACCGGGCGGCAAGTTTCGCGTGCTCGAGCGCCACCAGTTCCGCGGGATGGACTTCGCCGCCCAGGCCGAGGCGATCCGCCAGGTCTGCCAGCGCTATTGGGTGACCTATATCGGCATCGATGTCACCGGCATGGGCAGCGGCGTGGCCCAGCTGGTGAAGCAATTCTTCCCGGGCGTGACCACCTTCAGCTACTCGCCCGAGGTCAAGACCCGCCTGGTGCTCAAGGCCTACGACGTGATCAAGAACGGCCGGCTCGAATTCGACGCCGGCTGGACTGACGTCGCCCAGTCGCTCATGGCCATTCGCAAGACCACCACCGCCAGCGGCCGCCAGTTCACCTACACGGCCGGCCGCAACGACACCACGGGCCACGCGGATCTCGCGTGGGCCCTCTTTCATGCCCTGCACAACGAGCCGCTGGAAGGGCAGACCGCCCGCAATACCGGCGTCATGGAGATCTACTGATGAGCGATTCCACCAGCCTGGCCGTCCAGGCCACCGCGGCGCCCGGCCCGGTTGAGGCCTTCACCTTCGGCGATCCCTCTCCGGTGCTCGAGGGCCGCGAGGTCTTCGACTACCTGGAGTGCTGGTTCAACGGTCGCTACTACGACCCGCCGCTGTCGCTCGACGGCCTGGCCAAGGCCACCCGGGCCAGCGTCTATCTAGACTCAGGGCTCAAGTTCAAGCGCAACCTCCTGGCCCGCACCTTCATCCCTCACAAGCTGCTGAGCCGCGGGGCCTTCGAGCAGTTCGCCCTGGACTGGCTCTGGTCGGGCAATGCGTACCTGGAGCGGCGCAAGTCGCTGCTAGGCAATCCGGTCAGCCTGCAGCCGGTGCTGGCCAAGTACATGCGCCGCGGCGAGGGCGACCAGTTCTTCCAAGTGCGCGGCTGGCGGGACGAACACGAGTTCGCCCCGGGCACCATCTGCCACCTGCGCGAGGCCGATATCAACCAGGAGATCTACGGCATGCCCGAGTGGCTTGCCGCCATGCAGTCGGCGCTGCTCAACGAGTCGGCCACGCTGTTCCGCCGCAAGTACTACAACAACGGCAGCCACGCCGGCTTCATCTTCTACATGACCGACGCCGCCCAGAAGGAGGAGGACATCGACTCCCTTCGCACCGCGCTGCGCTCGGCTAAGGGCCCGGGCAACTTCCGCAACCTGTTCGTCTACGCGCCCAACGGCAAGAAGGACGGCATCCAGCTGATCCCGGTCAGCGAGGTGGCCGCCAAGGATGAATTTAACTCGATCAAGAGCATCACCCGCGACGACATGCTCGCTGGCCTGCGGATCCCGCCGCAGCTGATGGGCATCGTGCCGCAGAACGCCGGCGGCTTCGGCTCGATCAGGGACGCCGCCCAGGTCTACGCCGCCAATGAGCTGGAGCCGCTGCAGGCCCGTCTGGCCCAGGTCAACGACTGGCTGGGAGAGGAGGTAATCCGCTTCCGGCAGTACGAACTCACGCAACTCCCACAGTAAGGAAACCGATGTCCGCACCTATCGTTCCCTGGATGGGCGGCAAGCGCCGCCTCGCCGACCGCATCTTCCCGCTCTTCCCCAGGCACAGCTGCTACGTCGAACCCTTCGCCGGGGGCGCCGCGCTGTTCTTCCTTCGCCCGGTACCCGCTGAGGTGGAGGTCCTCAACGACGTCAACGGCGACCTGGTCAATCTCTACCGGGTCGTCCAGCACCACCTGGAGGAGTTTGTCCGCCAGTTCAAATGGGCGCTGAGCTCCCGCCAGGTTTTCAAGTGGCTGCAGATGACGAACCCGGAAACGCTGACCGACATCCAGCGCGCTGCACGCTTCTACTACCTGCAGCAGTCCGCCTTCGGCGGCAAGGTCGCTGGCCAGACCTTCGGCACCGCCACGACCACGCCGCCCGGGCTGAACCTGCTGCGCCTTGAGGAGACCCTCTCGGCTGCGCACCTGCGGCTGTCCGAGGTCTATGTCGAGCACCTGGCTTGGCAGGACTGCCTGCGCAAATACGACCGGGAGCACACGCTCTTCTACATGGACCCGCCCTATTGGGAGACGGAAGGGTACGGCGTGCCCTTCGGCTTCGAGCAGTATGAGGAGATGGCGCGGATGCTGGGCCAGCTCAAGGGCAAAGCGATCATCAGCCTCAACGATCACCCCGCCATCCGCGAGTGCTTCAAGGCGTTCCGGATCGAGGCGACCGAGATCAACTACACGGTGGGCGGCGGCAAGGGCAACAAGGCTGGGGAGGTGCTGATCTTCAGCTGGGACACTGAAGCCGAGCCGCTGTCGCTGTTCTAAAAAAAGCCCCTTAAAGGGGCTTTTTTAACTTGCAAGCGATAGAGATACCTGCGGCGCCGTTTCAGAAAGATAGCAGAAAGACTGAGGCGCACATCCGCTAGGTATTACTTGGTTTAGCTCCAGCGGCGAATCGTATCGACGTACTTCTCGAACAGCGATGGCATGTGCTGTTATTCGTCCGTCGAAATAGCTTTTGAAAAACTTTTTCGTGATGCCGGAATGTTTTTTTGTTTCGAGCCAAATTTCGTCAGGGTTGCCCGATAAAACTTCGTCAAAGTCGAATTCGCCTACCACCTTGCCTACTGGCAAGGTGGCATAAATCACAACTGTTTTGACGCTAGGGTTTTTGAAGATCGCCTTTCTGAATTCAAACTTCTTTGTGCCCTTGAGAATTTTTTCAGCGTACTCTGGTTTAATTGACAATAAGACTTTCATTTACCTCGCCTTTAGCTGCGATTGCTCGTAGCTGCTCGTCACTTATTTGGAAGAATCCCCAATACGACGAAGATATGCCTAGCTCTTCAATGAGGGTCGCGCGATTCACCCGCCTTTTAAAGGCTATATTATATGTAAATTTGAATATGTGAAAGTATTTTTTGCTTCTCCAGAACTCTTCAAGCTCATCGTGAGTAAAAACGCTATGGGCTCTACAGTATCGGAAGAAATCTTCCTTGGTGGCAAATTCTCGGATATTTTTATAGTCCTCAATTACACCAATCGAGGTTGTTACAGAACGATAGTGAGCGTGACCTTGTCCATCCTTTGTACGGTATATAACGATGGCGTCTCCTGGCTTTAGGACTTCTACGCCTTTCATCGAGGTGAGATATACCTTATGGATACTGTTTGCGCTAGAGATGTCCTCGACGATGTCACTACGCTCAGTTTTCAGGATCGAGTCTGGTAAAAGTCTAGTGTGCCACTGTGGGTAAATGGAAAGCATGTAGCAGTTGGCATTTCTTAGACTAACTTTTGGATAGCTCGAATAGAAATTCTCAAACGGCGTTTCTAACGATTTGAGCATCACTTGCTCAATTCCATTGTCTGTTTGCTTGCTGCCGATCAATCTGAAGCCGTAGCGTGTAAGCAGACGAATAAGACCCTCATGCTCTTCAAATACGGTTACGTATATCTCTTCCGCCGAAGCGGATACGGCATGATCAAAGATTTTCTTGACAAAGCGCTCACCCATTTTTGTGCCGTGAGCGACGATTTTCATCGTGCCTACTTTTATCCTGCGCTTTGCAGGAAGGGGCGGGTTGACGTCATCAATAATCCCGTTCTCTGGTTTTAGATATAGAAACCCCTGAACGCCTCTTTCGTTTTCAAATACATACGCCGACTCATCTGCCTTCCTTTCGAACCACTCACTAAACTCTGCATAAGCAGCTTTTAGCGAGTCGAAGAAGCTATCGGCAAGGTTTACGTTTTTGAATTTGGTAGATTTAAGTTCCATCTTCAAGTTCTCCTTTGAAATAACGGTAACACTGCGTCGTGGAATTCAGCTTTGGACGGGGCGTGGAGCGTAATCAAGGGGCAGGTAAGGATGTCACTTACCAATTTGGAGTGCTCTCTTTCTGCTAAAAGAAATTCTGAAATATTGCCTGCCGCCGCTGTACCGTCTCGCTCAGATAGTCTCGACGCAATGACGGAGGGCGTATTCTCTATGAGTACTACTGCGGTGATCGTGAGGGACGTGAATACCTTTGGTGCAAGCCTGACGAAGCTACCGTTCACGTCTTTCAGTACGAAATGACCGTCAAGCAATAGATCCGCGTTTTCAAGTAGGCACCTACCAACGGCGGTAGCGAGGGCCTGCTGGTTCTCGTCGATACCGCTGACTAGCTTGTCCTTGCCCCAGTCGACTCTTTCTCTCTGGCTCTTGATCAGTGCGCTTGCGCTGCGATGGGGAATCGCGGTGCGGCCGGAAAAGGCCTCGCAAAGGTACGTCTTCCCCACTCCGTGAATGCCAGCGACGAATATAGTCAT